CGAAAAGAAGATCAAATTATTATAGACGCTTTGAACGCAGCAAGTATTTCTAACACTGTGGCTAAAAATATTAGCGGTTCTAATGACAATTTGAACGTTGCTATGATTGCTGAAAGCTCGTACTTGTTAGATGAAAGCGGCGTCCCGGATGAAGGCCGAACGTTTGTTGGTTCTGTAAAAGGTAAGCACCACTTGACGCAAGAAAGCGATGTTAAAACAATTGACTCTAACTCTGTCAAAACGTTGGTAAATGGAAGTATTCAAAGTTTTTATGGCTTTGATTTTCAATTTATTGGAGCAAACGGAGCTGAAGGTGGGTTGCCGTTGGCGACTAATGATCGAACTAACTTTGCCTACCAAAAAGATGCAGTTGGCTACGCAATTGGAAAAGACTTCTTGATGTTAACTGATCGCCTAACTACAAACGTGTCTGATACTATTGTAGTTGCTTTCTCTTCGCAAGCGGTAGTTATTGACGCAAAAGGTGTTGTAAAAATCACCACTGACGAATCGTAAAGATAAGGAGGATAAATAAATGGCATTCGATATTAATTCATTTAAAGCGATTTCTCAATCGGGACAAGAAACACCAGATTTGTTTATGTACAGTTCACCCGATGCTATCGGTACTATCGATGGCGCAGGTTACTTTAACGCGCTATCTGCGGACGTAAAAGTAAACGACATAATCTTTATCGTGTCTTCTACTGGCGGAACTCCAGCGATTACAATTAACTACGTAAACAGTAACACTGGCGGCGTTGTTGACGTAACGAACGGTTTAGTTGTAACTGCGACTGACTCCGACTAGGATATAGCATGGCTCTTACAGACGTCGACATTTGTACAACTGCGTTATTGCTGATCGGGGCGGATGAAATCAATTCGTTCTCTGATGCAACACGTGAAGCAAAGCTCTGTAAAGCCATGTATGCCACGACCAAGGATGGACTCTTGCAAAGCCATCCTTGGCGGTTTGCCGTGAATCAAGTGGAATTAAATAAATTAGTGGAAGTTCCTTTATTTAATTTTTCTACGGCATTTCAGTTACCAGCAGATTATTTACGGCTTATTAATCGCAATCCCTCCACCATCGAGTATAAGATTTTCGAAGATAAAATTTATTGCAACGCGTCTGAATTACAGATTACCTATGCGTTTTCGCCCCCGGAGCATAAGATGCCTGCGTATTTTGTTCGTGCGTTGGAATTTGACCTAGCGCGCTTACTTTCAGTGGCGGTGTTGGAGGACACGGATAAAGCGGCGATCTACGACCGGATGCTAGAAGAGCAATTGCGACGGGCAAAACTAATCGATTCTCAAAACTCCGGCGGTACCTCGACGGCACCTAGTACGCAAAGCTATATTGCGGTTCGAGGATAATGGCTCGAAAAACTAAACTCATTGCTGCGCAACGATCGTTTCTTGGTGGGGAGATCAACCAAACAGCTATTATGGATATACGGCGCGAGAGGTACGCTGACTCTGCCAAGCGATTGCGAAATGTGTATGTTAGCCCCGAGGGGTATGCGTTTCGTCGGGAAGGGTTAGAGTATATTGCGGCTACGACAACTAACCAAGAAGCTCGCCTGATTAACTTTGAGTTTAATAATGAGCAGACTTATTTACTAGTGTTTACTGCGGGCGAATTCAAAGTATATAAAAACGATGTTCTGCAAGCTACGTTAACAAGCTCTCCTATATCGACATTGACTTTAGATCAAATTAAAACCATGGATTTTACGCAATCAGCGGACACGTTATTTTTGGTGCACCCAGATGTTCAGCCAATTAAAATTGAACGAACCTCGGATACCGCATGGACTGCGGCATATATTACGTTTGATACTATACCAGTGCACGCATTTAGCGGCGTTACGGTAACGGAGCCTGCTACTAACCATCTTACGCTGTCGTCGGTAACTGGCCGCGGGGTAACAGTTACGGCGACACATAGTGTATTTTCGGCGGCTAGTGTCAATCAATTTATTATAGGTAAAAAAGGCGGCATTTTGTTTATTACAGGTTACACAAGCGGTACTTCGGTCACTGGCGATGTACAGGTCGATTTTCCAGATACCTCTATTGACGCGGGAGACTGGGAGTATGAGACTGGCTACGAGCCCGCATGGAGTGCGACCCGCGGGTGGCCAAAGAGCCTAACTTTTTACCAAACGCGGTTGTGGTTTGGCGGCAGTAAGTCGCGGCCACAAACGGTGTGGGGGTCTAAAGTAAATTACTTTTTTGACTTTGACGTGGCTGGGGGCAGCCCGGCGGATGCCATTAATATTACGTTAGATAGTGACGAGTTAAACGCTATACAGCGTGTGTACCCGGGACGAACCTTTCAGATCTTTACTTCGGCCAGTGAATACTATATACCCAATCGAGAGACTGAGCCTATTACGCCGGAAAACGTGTCGGTGCTTCCAGCTACGGGTCACGGGAGCAGCGCGATTACTCCGATCTCGGTAGACGGGGCTACTCTGTTTGTTCAAAATAACGGCCGGGTCGTTCGCGAGTTTTTATATAATGACGTGGAAAAAAGCTATAACGCCGCCAACGTGTCGCTCTATAGCTCCCATTTGATTAACGCGTCGCGTCGATTAGTAGTTCGAAAAGCGACAAGTACAGTACCGGCGGATTTTGTCTACTTATTAAATTCAGACGGAACACTGGCCGTGTTTAGCGCATTGCGTTCTGTCGGGCTGGCGGCATGGAGTTTGTTTACTACTAACGGGGAGTTTGAAGATATTACAGTAGTAGCCGATACAGTGTATGTCGTTGTCAAACGGACAATTAATGGCAGCACCGTTCGGGCGGTTGAGAAGTTTAACGAAAATGCCTATATGGATTCATCTAAGTTGTCTACAAGCGGCTCGGCTACGGATACGTGGACTGGGTACTCTCACCTAAACGGCGAGACGGTAGACGTCCGCGGGGATGATTATATTTTACAAGATGTAACGGTGTCTTCTGGTGGGTTTACAAGCTCGCAAGCGGTGACGAATATTGAAGCGGGGTTTAACTTTTCGGCCATTATTGAGACGTTACCTGTAGATGTAGACCTTGGCGGTTACTCTATGGCGGGGCAGTTTCGCCGCTTAGTAAGCGCACAAATCCGCTTGCACAATTCGCGAAATATTGAAGTTCAGTTTGGAGATAATACTTATCGGCCAGCTTTTCGTCAATTCGGAGACTTGTTAGACGCCCCCGTGCAAACGTTTACTGGGTATAAAAAAGTGTATTTAAACGGGCATAGTAAAGAACCAACAATTACTATAACGCAAACCGAACCTTTAGAATTTATTGTATTGGGAACCCTAGTTGAGGTAAAATAGGAGTAATTATGGCAATTCCTTTTGTAGCAATAATCGCAGCCGTGTCGGCGTATTCAGTATATAGCCAGTCCCAAGCCCAAGCAGGCATGGCTGCGTTTCAAGAAAAACAAGCACAGCTCCAAGCTAAACAGTTAGAGTTACAGCTACAGGCTGAAAAAGCGCAAGCAGCCGAAGACGAACTGCAACGCCAACAGCAATTGCGCGAGGTTATGTCGGCGCAAACCGCAGCATTTGGAGCAGCGGGGGCCTCTAGTCGGTCGTTTGAAGCGATTCAAACCGCCGACGTTGGTAAAGTCGCACGGGCAGATCGCCTTGGCGGTTTATTTACTTCGACCCGAGAGCTCGGCTTACGGACCGGTATAGCCCAAGAGCGAGCGCAAGCTAGACAATCTGGCTACGCCGCACGCGCGGCGCAAACTAGCGGATTGCTTAGCGCACCGTTGGCAGGCCTATCGTCTTACTATGGTATGCGGGGTATGGGCCGGTGAGCTTAGGTTCTCGTACTCCTCGGTATCAAGTTAAAACAGTATCGTTACGCCAGGCACCGGTTCAGGCCCCCTTAGCTACGCCTACGGGTATTGCTGGCGCAGAGCAAGCTAAACAGCGTGTACTTGGCTTGGCTAGTTCAACGCTTGTTGCGTTTCAGCGGCAAAATCTCATAGCTGAGCAAGCAACAGACGATTTATATTTCACTTCGGCAAACTCGAATGTAAAAACTAATGTATCTCGTATTTATGACGAGAACCCGAACCCAGAAATAGCAAACCAAAAAGCAACTGCTTATATAGAAACTTTGCAAGCGCAAGCACCTGAGCGGTATAAAGACCGGTTGGGAGTCATGGGTAGCGCAATTAACAATCAACAGTTGGTTAAATCCCGTGAGACGTTTAGTAAAAATTTACAGTTAGATCAACAGAAAGCAAATGAGAGCCATCATGAACAGATTGTGGAAAGTTTAAAAAATATCGACGTGTCTACGCCGGAAGGGCAACAATTAGCTGCAATCTATTTTGGGGAGCTTGACGACAGTCGCGAACGTCGGCTACAAAGTGAGGTGTTGCGCAAGGGGTATCAGACGCCAGAGCAGGTTGCGTTATTAGATCGGAAGTATGCAGTGGAGCGCGCGGCAGAAATTGAGAGTATTCAAGTGTCCCAGCTTACTACGTATGCGATTGCGCAAGACGATATGATTGGTTTCATGGCTGCGGTGCAGACTGGTACTACGGGCGACAAAACGTTTGACGACCTCCCAGACGACGTAAAACTAAAAGCCGCTGAACGCGTTAAACAGGCGTTTAACACGCAGTTACAGGCAGAGAACTATGCGGAAAAGCAGCAAGAGCAGCAACGGATTGAGCAACAATTGGCTACTGGCGAGCAGTTGATAAGTATTGATCTTGACGACCCTGCGTTCAACGAAGTGGCGGCGGAATTGGTATCTACTGGTAAAACTTTTCAAGAGCGAAAGCAGTTACGTGAGTTTACCCAAAATTTACAAAACAAAACGGCGGAGACAAATCCATTACTTAAACGGGAGTTGGCACTGAGGATTTACCAAGGCGATGGCCAAGTTGTTAAAGAGGAAATTTTAAGGGGGGAGTACCCCGCTGGGTTAAGCTCGAGCGATTTGACGTATGTCATGAATACCATAAAACAGCAAGAAAATGAGTTTTTTCAATCACCGGCGATGAATAGCATTAAAGAGCGGATGTACGCAATTGTCGGCGGCAGGCCGCTTGATGT